AATAACAGCCGCGTCTTGTGCAATACGGGCTAAAGCACTTGCATTTGTTAGATCAATTTGCGCTTGAACCATGCGCGTTAGAGTACTACGGCTTTCCACCATAGCGATACCAGATTTTTGTAAACCTTTTGCGAATATTTCCATTTGTTCGCCTGAATATCCGGCATTGTTACCAACTACCTTCATAACAACGTCAAGTGTCTCATACCGTGCTGCAAGGAGCGCAGCGTCCTTTACATATTGAGCCATTTTCAAAGCCGCGTAACTCGCCGCAACTGCCATGATTGCTACTTTGAGTTTATTAAACCCCGATGTAACACCATCAGTAGCCTTCTCAGTCTTTTTACTATCGGCTGTAAGTTTGTTCAGGTCACGACTGGCCGTTACCACTCCTTGGGAATCGACCTTGATAAAAAGTGTAGCTAAATCAGACATTATCTTTTCCCTGCTTCATTTAAAAAAACTCTGTCAATCTGTTTAAGCACGTCTATCTCCCAAGCTGTCGGGTCTGTATGTGTTAAATTCGCCCATGACTCAAGCTCCGAATAACTTAATGCAAGAGGGTGCCCGTTTGTATAATTCCTTGACCCTGAAAGTTCACAAAACCAGGCCCACAAATATCGTACACAATAATTAAATTCAATTGGTTCAAGTGCTGGGATGGGTTTTGATGTTTGTCGTTGTGCTGCTTCAAGGTTATCACGCTCCGTCGAACCATCTTTGAGTGTTTTGTTTAAGCTAAATTCCTTCTCGGCATACCCAAGAAGCCCCCAGCCGGAGCCGGGAGCGTCCTTAGAGCTACTCTCACCGATCAGGCTTTGATAAAATTTGCACGGTCACCAACCGCAACATCAACTTGCTCCTTTATCCACGGAAACCGTTTATAAAGCATAGCGGCATTGTCAGCTGAAAATGGGATTTCTTTTCCGTCAATAATAACCCCCGTCCAGCCAGTCGTACATGCTGCCAGTAATTCAATCCCGTCCTGCTCAATTTCCTCAATTGGTACAGGCGAAGTGTTACGAAATCCGCCCTTGGTCATTTTTGCCATACGCTTTTTATTCTGTGATCTGCTTATTTTCTGGAATAAATCAGAATCTTTTCCCAAAACAGAAATACTTATATCAAGATCTTCATTTGTTCCAGGGTGATAGATACTCACATTAAAGCCATCGTTCGAACCTTTCACCGTATCGATTGCTGCTAAATCAATTACTTTCTTTTTACTCATAATAAAATTCCTCCCCTCCTAATTAAAAATTACAGAGTTGAATCCTGAATACTCAACGTGGTTGCAAGTGAATCTACCGTGCAAGTCGTGCCGTCATCACCACCAGTATCAAACAATGCCACAAAAGGCAGTGTCTGGACAATTCCCTTTTCCCCGTCATCTTTTGCTGCTCCGCCGACCTTTACTCTCGGCATAGTAAATGCCAGAAAATCCGCAGTTGCTTCATTTGACGTTGTAAATGCCGCACATATAGACACCTCTGTCTCGTCGACAAAATAGTCACGGAAAGTAGCGTCCTCAAAAAATACAGTCATATTGCCCTTAACTGTGACACGTCCATCAAACAAATCGGGTTTATAATTTGACCCAACAACACCGTCTGAAGTAAGCCCTGCAGCCACATCAAAATCAATCCCTGTCAATAGTGCAACTTTTACGCCTTGAACATATAAAGCACCATTAATCGCAGCCAGGATTCCGCTGGATGAAGCTGCAAGAACCGCAGTAAAATAAGGTGATGTACCTGTTAATAGTCTGTTTACCCTGAGTCCCATCATGCCAAAATCAATTGTCGCCATGCCAGAGGCAGGGAGTTTAATTGCCATTGTATTGGGTTTACAATCCCAGAAAACCTCAGACAGATCAACATCTGAGAAATAATGCTCAATTGAAAACCAGTCTTCAGTATGTGCGGTCGCCGGAGTCCAAGTCTTTTTACCAACTCCTGTAAATGTTACCGCATCGCCACCGGCCATTGCCACTACTGGATCGCCGTCAAGCATGGTTCCAGTCATAACCACTTCTGTTAGTGCTGTAATTAAAAAATTACGGGCATTGTTCGCAACTCCGGCCCCCGTGAATCCTGTCCACCGGCCCACATCGCCAACTTTAAGGCCATCCGTAATAAATGTCCCTGTCACAGCTGAGGTAAAAGTACCGGCTGCTCCCGCAATTGATGCCGCTGTCACATCAGATTCAGGGCCGCCAATTGCGGCAGCCACAAAAGCCTTGCGCAAGATTGCAGCCATTAAGAGAGCATATGTCCCAGGTGAAAGCTCCCCAGCAATAGTTCCTTCAATGGATTGGACACCATGCCGCATGTCCCCCACCTGCCGATCATCCCGCATTTCCTTACTTTCAAAGGTGTCCTTTGTCATGTCAAGCGAACTCGTCACTCGCCGTAAATACTGAGCCGTTGCAAGAGCTGCAACTGCAACTGTGCCTTGAGCCGCCTGTGGTGCCAGTATTAATTTTTTCTCAATTCCTGATGCTGTAGCCATAATAAATCTCCTTTGTTTATTTTAAATTATTCCAGTGAAGTTACCGTTAGCCTGTCTATTAACATCGCTTTTCGCTTGCAATATTAAATATTGAATATATTCCGATCATGGTGTAACTCCAGCAAACCAGCGCACACGAACGGGAATATGCCACCTGTCACCGTCCACACGGCCCGCTCCAATTTCTGGTGTTTTATCTATCCTAACAGTGACACCGCCGGATGTCATTGAAGTTCCACGTTTGAAAGTCGTTCTGATCAACTGAGCCCTTGCTGCTGCCGCCGCCGTTCCTGCCTGAATTGGGTAAAATAAAGAAATTTGCGCAATGCCAATATCTCGATAATAGTCATTCCCAAATGTTGGGTTTTCCGGCATTGCTGGCATAATAAAAACGCTTTGATATGGAATCCCGGCAACCGGAGTGAAGGGCACATTCTCATATGCTGTACTAATAGCCGGTGTGATTGTTGCCAGTTTTGTTTCTATCGCTGCCCTGACCGATACAATACTCATTTAAGACTCCCTGCTATTGCGTCAACAAGCCCTTTAAATTCAACCGCTGTTACAGCCACCATCCCACCGGGAGGACACTGACGAGAATGACCATCTTCAAGTCGTATGATATAAGGAACCGAATTTTGTATAAAATGAACCTTACCACCGGCTTTGACAGGCACACTTGCAAGTATCCGACTAATTGATGCTGATCCAGATGCGTCAATAACATCAAATTCCTGCACTACCCGTGAGCCTTCCGAATGTGACCAGTTAGCCCTTGCATGACCGCCAACATACCCAGCCGGTGGCTTCGATTTCCAGTAAGAAGCATCGCCAACTGGTGTACGCTCGACAAGCCGGGTCCCGATATCAAGCACGGTTTCTCGTACCAATATATCAGCGTTATTGGTTGCTTTCCTTGTGAAATTTGCTATTTCTTCTGAAAAGCTCATTTTAACCTATCCTAATCATTAAAATATCAGAACATGGCGTTATATTTTCAAAATTATTATCTTCATTTCCTGGCAATTCCATTTCTGATTTCGTGATAACATTGCATCCGCAGGTCTCATATCCAGACGTATCGATGCCAACTTCACCAGGCAATTTATCCAACAATTTAAGCAAAATTTCTTTATCTTCGTTATTGTCAGCATGTAATTCTATGCCGTTCCAATGTTTATAAAGTTTCATCTCATTAAGCCCTCATGTTGCAGGTATAAAGAACCGCCGTGCCCGCAGGACTCAATGTATTCAACGGTGCAACCAGCGTGTAAACCGTTCCCGCCGCGTCTGTTACCGTGTCACCCAGTACCGGTGCCGTAAGCGCCGCGCCCGAAGTGTTCAACGGTGAAAGTAAAAGTTTTTTGTCGCCTATTTTTATCAAAGTACCATCCACCTGCCGTGCGTCCCAATCCATAACCGCCCCGGTGCCGGTCTGTGTGGAAGTAGTTGCCCCAGTAATGCCGCCCGTAGCTGGATCATATGTCCCCTCTGTCGTGTGCGAAATTGTAATAGATTGCCCCTTCCCGAGCAGTAATCGGTTAGATGTTTTCTGCATCCGTGAGTAAAAGCCGCTCATACTCTTACCAGCCCTACAGAAACGCCCCCACCTGACTTTAAATAAGGAAGAAGCATCTTTTCAATAACAGAATATCTCTTTGTTTGCGGAGAAAACCGGTCATAAGTTACTTCTATAACTCCGACTTTCTCTGACAAAACCGCTTGAGTGAGATCGTCTAAAAGAGCACCCTCACTTGCACGGAGGGCTAATTCGGCGCAGGCATTTTGTACGTCGCCCGGCACTTCATCGTTGGCTACTTCCCAGCTATCAACAACAACACCAACACGAGGCCAGTCAAGAGCCTGATTTTGATCTAACCTAACCCCCTGCCATCTGTTACGGTATAAGTTAATCATGTGTTCAGTAGCCTTACGGAGCCACTGTTCACGCATAGTGTCAACTGCCGCAAAAGTTGGATGTGCCGCTCCCTGATCTGCCGTTGCTGTTCCATTTGACACAATTTCGCCAAGTGTGAAAGCACCGGAACGGTCTTTAACGTGATAAGTTAATGTAGTGATTCGTTCAACAATAGTGCATGTCTTCAGGCTCGTAGCGCCTGTGATCGTGTCACCAATTGCCCAGCCGGCGACGGAAGGTGCAACATCAAGGGTCATTAATTCAACAACATCATTCCAAGATGAATTGCCTCTGGCTGTATGATATATAACAGCATCGGCCACGCTTATATATGCTTCGGCTGTTGATAACCCTGTGCCATCCTCTATTACAATCGACATAGTTCCTCCCGATCATTTAAGGCGCAAATTGTCACTGCTAAATAAGCCGTTGGCGTTATGTGCATCAAGTGATTTGCTAAATCCCAACAGTCCTTACGAATTACTGTTGCCGATATGCAGCCTATGAAAGTTGCTACATATATAGCAATAAAAGAGCATATTATTGCTTCTAAAAGATATCGTCTCATTTATCTTTCACTTCCTTTTTTGCCTCTTTAGCCTTCTTTTCTTCTGCAAGAATCCTATTCATCTTATTTGTAAGTTCCGGCAGTTCAATCTTACTTACCAACTCATATCTTTGCTGAAGAATCGTAAGCTGCATATTCAGGTTTTCGATTTTCAGTTGCAGTTCTTCTTTCTCTCCGGCAAAGCATATTCCGGTAAGTAAAAATAAACCAACTACTACGCCAACAATTATCCTTTTCATTTCTCTATAACCTCCTTAACTTTAAGTTTAACTTTCTTCGCCTCTACTTCAACCAATGCTCTTTCTGCCTGAAGCCTGGTAACTTCGCTTTGATAAAAGGTTACTCTTTCCTGAGCATTTGCAATCTGATTGTTCAGGTCTTTTAATGAGACAATATCTGTTTTCTGCTTTGTTTCCGTTGCTGAAACCTGCACGTCTTCAACTGCTGTAACAGTCGAATCAGGAGTTACAGCTACATAATCTTTAGCAAAAGCCACTCCTGCCATAAACATAAATACGATAGTTAAAATAATAATTCTTTTCATTATTTCTCCTTTAAGCATTAGCCAAACTTGTAGTATCAATATAATAGACAATTATCTCAATAACTCCTGCCGTGAATGTCTCAGCCCCAGGAGCAGCAAACTGAATATTAGTTTGAGCACTTGCAACTTCAGGAACGATAAGCCTATTTGATTTAGTATTTAATGCTCCAGAAGCTCCTGCCGTTACAAGGTTAGTTGTCGAACCGCCGATATAATCAGCATCCCATGTATTACTTGCTGCCGAAGTAGTTATTGCTGTATTTACGCAGAATGAAGCTCCTAATAGCAATGCCCCAGATGGAATATTAAGAGTAGTATCTGACGTTGCAGCGGCAGCGAGTGTATGTAATTCCCTTGCCGATTTAATATTAAACCCAGCCGTTCCGCCTTCAGTAGTATTTTTAACTACCACAGCATCAGCACGAGCTTCTCCGTTTCCAAGAACAACAAGACCAGTTCCAGCTTCCCCTAATATATATAAACGTGAATCTCCAGCCACTCCAAGTGCATCCGCTGCCCACATCTGAACCATATCAGCAGGACGTGTGGTTGGGGCAGTACCATTGCCTATGCCTAAGACTTTTGCTGCGGAAGTGCCGAAGGTGGTTATATTAAAACCAAAGTTTCCGCCGTTATCAATCAGAAACCTTTGAGTCAAAACAGAGGGAGCGGCATTTGTGGCTGTGTAAAATTGCAATTCGCCTGGGATGCGATCAGCTCCAACAGTCCCGTAGGAACGGGCTATAATAGCAGCACCTATTGTCTGATAATCATTACCATCAGCCCCCACAAAATATATGCGCCCCAGCGAATCGGAAGCACTAATTATTGTCGGAGTTCCGCTTGCGCCTCGTGATGATCCCAAAGTTATCATTCCAGGAACATCAGTAGAGACATTATTCAAAATACTTAAAGTTCCAGGAGTAGCACCAACACCCTCAATCTGAACTTTTGCTAAATAAGCGCCAACTTGATTCCCATTTGTATTAATTCTAATATTACCAGCACTCGCAACCGCAATAGCCGGAGTAGCACTATAAGCCGCATCATTAATACTCGGATAAATTCCAAGATAACCAGTCGGAGCTGCCGCACCTTGCTCCGGCCTTACGTCCATCAGAAACTCTACTTTCTGACTCGCTGCGGTTGCGTCTGTTTTCCAGCCACTTCCACGAAAGACAAGAGGCGGTGAGTATTGCTGTGCGCCTGCTGCGGCGGCGGTGGTATTGAGAATACCAAGGCCGTAAGCATCACTTTGAGTTATGCCTATTGCAGTTTTAGTGATTGAGGCAACTGTGGTTAAGGCAGGACTATCAGAAAATACAGACAACAGAGTTCCAGTTTCATCCGTTAAAGCACTCGCCAAATTTGCACTCGAAGGAGTTCCAAGAAATGTAGCAATATTCGCAGCAAGACCAGAAACACCTGTGGAAATTGGAAGCCCTGTACAACTGGTTAAAGTTCCTGAACCAGGAGTTCCCAAAGCAGGCGTTACAAGAGTCGGAGAGGTTGCTCTTACCGGAGCGCCTGTACCTGTGGCAGTCGTCCAAACTGGTTTCGTTAATGCTCCGCCACCTACAAGGATTTGTGTGGTTAATCCTGCGACATCTGCTTCTATAGCTCCGGCTGCATTGCCAATTACAAGTCCGCCGTCTGCTATTGTTGCTGCACCTGTACCTCCTTGAGGTACAGATAAAGGAGTCGTAATAATACCTGCCAGCGAGTCGGTATAGATAATGCCACCAACACGTAAATCCCCGGTGATAACCATATCACCCCTTGTTACTTCAGCCCCCCACGCAAACGGAGCTATCAACATCAAAATAAGTGTTGTTATTAAAAATAATTTTTTCACGTTAAATCTCCTTTGAAAGTGCCGCCAGAAAGCCGTTTAAGGGTGAGCCAGTCCCCCCGCCGGAGGTGTAGCGGTTGTCAATCCAGCGGCACGCATTAAACAAGTAATGCTTCAACCAGTTCAGCCCTTTTCATTTTATTATATCCGGGAATGCCAGCTTTTACAGCCATTGCTTTGATTGCCTTATACGGCATAGCTTTTAATCTCATAGCTTCGCCGGTGTCATCTTCAGATACTTTAACTTCGGCATCCCGGATTGCGTTTTTCTTTCCGTCTGGTGAAACAGCCCACCGCCCGGATGGATGCGACAAGAACTCTCGTGCATCCACACGGTGAGCAGTAAATGGTTTTCCGCCATTCCGCATGTCATAAATGGTTACGATACCAGTATCGGTTGCCATTATTCAGCTCCTTTTAACGTTTAATAGACAGCCAAATGGTGTCGGTGATTGTTTCCCCAGTGCCGTTGACGAGTTCCTGATACACCCGCACATAACGATACACGGTGCCGTTAATCACATTACGGAAAGGCACAACATACCGATCACCGGCAGCACCTTGATCACCTGTAGTGGCCGTGGCATTGGTCATCAATTCCCCAGCACCGAGCTCCAGTGCAGCAATGTTCCGAATCAATCCAGCCGTGGCAAATGCCGCAACATTGGACGCCTGTAAAAAGATCTCGTACAGCACATCGGCTGCCGAGCACAGAATAGCATCAATGTCCACAATCATATAACCTTCAACAACACCGTCGCCCAGATCAATCACTTTTGCCACATCAAGGACTGTGCCGGCTTGTGAGGCAACAATCGCTGACACTGCCCCTGCGCTGTTAAGCGAGTCTTCAAGCACCAAATCGGCGTCAAAAACAAAATCTTCTTTTAAATATGTAGTCATAATCAAATCTCCTTATTAAATTATATTACGCAGTTACAGCCGTTGCGGTTGAAATGTTCCACAATCTCGTTGCTGCTCTTGGATGATACAGAGCCATACCAACCAGCCATTCAACCAGCGTCCGGTAAATCACGCCGCTGTCGGTCAGCCCGAGATCCTTGACTTCCATAGCTCCGTGCTGAATACCCTCAACCATCCCGTCCATAAAAGAAACAACATACAGACTTGTTGCGTCCGCGCCTGCATCACCAGCGGTTTCAGTGAGTGGTATAATGTCGGTGTTGGTATTGTCTTTCCCTGCGTCAAGAATCGGAAGATCGGCATACATCGGAACCTGTCTCCCCCAATTATCCTGAGTGTACGTAACATAACCACCGATGGTTGACGTTCTGGAAGCCTGAGTCAGAAGTCGTCTGGTTTTCTTGTTCATAATCAGATGGGTTGGATTTTCAGTCTGGTCAATCGCTTCGTCCAGCTTCGCCAGAGTTAAAGCGCCAACTGAATCTGTGGTGTTGGTTGTGACAGCGATTTTCTGGTCATTGTCCAACCGTCTCTGTAATCCGTCAAACTCTTTAGGGTCTGACTGTGAATCGCCCTTGATGATCATACGAGCAATTTTAAGTGATAATGCTTTGATCTTCATACTCTCATGCTTTGACCGAACACCGGGGCCGAACATTTTAATTAATGCAGAATCCACGTCCAATGTTCCACCTGCAATCTTCAGCGGGTCGTGCATAGGATTGATAACCCCTGCGCTGGCGGTGTACTCTTCGTTAATTCCCCGAAAGGCTACACCCGGAAGTGCCGCTTCCTGATCATAGTCAACCCCAGAACCCTGAATTGTTTCGAAGGTCATAGCGTTGAGCAACGAATTTGACTTTGCAAATAATTCAATGATAGTGCCTCTTTTTGTGTTGAGTCCTGCGCCTTTCGCATACTCAAGTAATGACATACCCATGATAATTTCTCCTTATTTTTTCGTTATTGTCAGCCAGATAAAAAAAGGCCGAAAACTTAAAAGGTTAATTTTGCCCTTTAGGCTTCGGCCTTGCCGATATTACTGTGTGGTTTCCCCTTAGGTCGCCACTTAATTGTCTAAAATAATTCTATTTCGTTTCTGCCCCCACTGCGTTTATATGTTGTAGTCTGGCTTCCGGTGATAACTTAGATAAATCAACTCCACCTGTACCACCAGCACCACCATGAGCGCCGCCCCCGCTATTCCCCGGAGCGTCAACAAAGGCTTTGCCCTCGTCACTTGCTGCCCAATCCTTAACAAACTCTGCAAGAACCTTGTCGCCAACTTTGGCAATCCGGTTTTCACCGTCGGCTGTTAATATTACTTGACCAGCCAGCATTGCTTTAGCAGCTTTAAGGTATGATGCTTTCTTTACACCAACCTCAAGCAATGCCTGAGACAGCCCATTGTCCACAAGCAGATTGTGGGCAACTTTTGATTCTGTGTCGTATGCTTTCTTGATCTTGTCTGATTCGGTTGTAGCTATTTTCAATGCTTTTGTTGCCTCTGTCAGCTTTATTTCAGTTGCGTCAAGTTCGGCTTGTAGCGCTGCGTGGTCTTCTGGTGAAATCGTGGAATCTTTCTGAGCTTTTTTTAATTTGCCAAGTAGCTCTATATTCTTGGCTTTTAATCCGCCTGTTGCTTCCTCCACCGCTGTTTCAACTGCTGCATCAACTGCCGCCTTTATCGCTGCTTTTACCTCCGGGTCTTTTAAATCTACTGGCATAATTTCACTCCCTTAGAGTTATGGGCTTTGCCCAATTTTTAGATTATATTAAAGCCATTATCAAGTTTTAAACACGTTGTCAAGTTTTATTTTCATATTTTTATAATAATTCTAATTGTTCGAGCGAAAGTTCCCGCCCTGTCTGATCAACAAGCTGGCTCAATGTGATCTTGCCGTCCAGAAACAGCTTTGAGCGCCCAGGACCCAACAAATCATCAACGTACCCAGGCGGTTTGCCTTTCAGCCATTCGGTCATGGTTATGTCGCTTCTGACCTG